GTTGATGCTGCCACTGATTTTTACCTCTCCTTACCTTATGTAGATGTGAATGACATAGACGTAACCGACTGTCCAGAGGTTAATTTCCATCTGATCAGAATCCTGTTGTTAGAATCATTCGATGATGATTCTGTTCCGAATGTGCAAGTAAATGTACCTCCGTTGGTGTCCATGACACCACCAGTAGCACAACCTGGTTCTCCTCCAGTTGGAATACCTGCTCCCCTATATGCTTGGAACATATCTGCCCAACCATTTGTGCCCGATAATGATGTAGTCCATGCTGAGTTATCAGGCATACAAACAAAGCATCCTGCTAATGAACCAGCATAAGTCATACGGAATTCAGAAACAGCGGATCTAATTAATGCTATTTGGAAATACTGAGTTCCAGTTCTACCAGCAGAATAATTTGGACCTGCAGGTAGATATGTAGTGTAATTTGTTTGATCGTGGTATAGGACACCACCTCTCACTGCTGCTTCATAAGTATCAATTGAACCAACACTACCACCAGTCCAAGCAGTATATGCAGGAGTTGGATTATCTCCAGTTAGAAGTACTAAATCCTATCCTATTATTATTGTCACTTCCATAAGGAGTTGATACATCATAACGAGGGAAAATATTTGAAGTAACAGTATAATGACTATTATTTGGTGTGTTTGTAACCAAACAAGTTACAGCAGCACCAACACCATAATTTCTTGCAGGTGGATTAGTTCCTCCAGCAAAATCAGTATAGTTTTTATTACCAGGATCTGCAAACCCAGTTGTTGCCCCATCATCAGTAACAAATGCATTTGTTGAATACATGTCACCACTAGCATTCTCAATACCCATTACATAAGTGAAGTTATTAGCAGTTGCTTGTGTATAGTGAGGAATACCAGAGGAGTATGCTACTGTTGGTGATGCTGGTACAGTAATTGAACCAAATGTCATTATAGGAGCAGCTACTGTGCTTGGATCTTCATACCAATATGCAGAACCAGTAGTAGAACTTCCTTGTGTAAATTTCACAAGATTATATCCATCAAGACATGCAGCATTAATCATTCTTAAATCATAAATCTCATAGAATCCTGCATCAATTCCTGGATTTCTTGTAGAATTAGAAGCATCTTCATTATTTGCTATCTGAATAGCACCATATGTACCATTATTATCACCAGTTGCTAATGTAGTAGTTCCTATTCCAACAGCATTAACAAATCCTTCAACAGTCTCAGAATCTCCTGGACCGTATTCAGTAATATAAGTTGTACTTACTGTACTATCAGTATTTCTTGTGTACTGTGTACCTGCTGATGGTGCAGAACCACCTGTATTATTTGTTGGTGTAAACCCTGCACAAAGTCTACCAACACCAGCAGTTCCTGTTAAACTAATAGAAACACCGTTAATTGTAGTAGGTGCTGATGGAACCAACTTTCCAAGTATATTATTCAAAGTATTAAGAGAATCTTTTGTCTTATCAGTTGTAGCAATCGTATATGCTCCTGACTTAAATCCTCCAGTAGGAGTTCCTATAACAAGATCTGCATAAACCGTTGCAATTCCAGTCGTTGCCGTTACAATTCCTGTGGAAATATCCACACCAGAGATAGTACCTATACCTGTATGTGGAGCAACATAAAAATTAGTAGCATTTAAAGTATTTGAACTAGAATCAAATGTTACATCAGCATCAGTAGATGTTTGCGTCATACTACCTGATGTCAAACTTGTAAGAACTAATCTTTGTACTCCTGATGCAACACTTAGATTAGAACCAGCATTTTTAAGATTAGAACCATCACCATAGAAGTATGTTGCACTTACAATACCAGTGGTAGCCTGCATTGTAATTGCAGCACCAACATTTAATGTGCTAGGACCAGCAGCAAATACCAAATCTGAATCAGTACCAACACTAATCATAGTGCCAGATGTCAGATTGGTAGTAACAAGTCTTTGTGTTCCTGATGCAGCAGAAAGAGTAGCACCTACAACACCATTAGAATCATAAAAAGCAGTAGCACTTACAATACCAGAGTTACCATAAACAGTAACACCAGTACCCACTTGCAAATCTGCTTGTGGGTTAGTAGTTCCTATACCAATATTACTTAACGCATATACTGAATCCCCACCGTAATTCTCTGTCCACGGGTTCAGTAATGTTATTGTTGTTCCTATACCAACGCCGCCAGCATCCCTTTCTGTATATAAACGCCCATCATAAGTATTAAGTGCTAATTCGCCTAGCTGTAAATCCGATAAACCTGGTCGCTTATTAGCGACAGCAGATCTTTTAATCCTTATTGGGGTTGCCATTTATAACAGTCGGTATGTACCAGAAACGACAGTATATACTGTCTTCATTTATTTATACAAAACTAAGACGCATTATTCCTTCTTGGTTTATATGCAAATAAATTCTTAACAGGTTCTGGTTTCATCCACTCTATAATTCTATTATATTTTTTGGCACTAAAAAAGTCCTGAGAGAGGTACCATTCCTCCCAAGGACTATGAGATTTATCTTGATTACATTTATGGCAGCAGCAAACTACATTTTTTGTGAAGTCTGTTCCTCCCTTAGCACGAGCAACTATATGATCAATTGTTAAATTTTTTCCTGATCCACAATAGGCACATCTATAATTCCATTTCTCCTTTACATTCTTCCTCCACATTCGTTTTGCTTCGTTTGAACTCAGTGTTTCTAAATTAAACAAATACTGACGGGGGGAAGATAGGATTTCCATAAGCACATGCGACTTATTTTTATTTAGATTTTTATAAAGCAGGACGTTTTAACTCATCATTCTTAACCTGAATTATAATACGATTGTTTTCATAGTCAGCAGTAAATTCAAGTTCAACATCATGAGCCCACATCAACTCTTCATACAAAGCATTAAGACGTTCCATGTCCTGATAAAGATCATTAACATCATTCTCTTTATCATTCCAAATGTTTTCTTCTGGTTCCAAATTACCGTGCATGTTAGTTAGTCTCCTGTAGTTTTTTTAGTATAATTTTATAAGGTTCTATAATATCACCTTCATCATTACGAAATAGATCTTTATCCATACTTTGTTTAGTCCCAGTTTTCCATAATCGGCAACTATCAGGACTTATCTCATCAGCAAGAAGTAAATTCCCCTTACTATCTACACCAAACTCAACTTTAAAGTCAACTAAATCAAGTCCAATGTTATGAAATACTTTTATTAAGACCTTATTAATCTTTAATGCAGGTTCAATAAATTCCTCTGCGTCATACCCCATCAACTTCATACGAGCAGGTGTAAGGAGTGGATCATCCTTACTATCATCCTTCAAATGAAACTCTACTAAGGGTTTATAAAATAACTTTCCTTGAGGAATCGTAGTCTGTCTACAGATAGAACCTGCTGCAAGATTTCTAACTATAACTTCAAGTGGAATGATATCAACTTTCTTGCAAGACATAATACTTACAGGAAATATATCAAGGTAATGAGTATCGATTCCTTCTTCCTCTAACTTTTTAAAGATAATAGCAGAAATCTCACAACAAATACGACCCTTATTCTCTATCCATAATTCCTTCTTACCATTTCCAGCAGTAACTCTATCCTCATATTGTATAAGAACTTTATCAGGATCATCAGTAGTAAATACTGTCTTCACCTTTCCTTTAATAATTTCTGTTTTAGTCATCTAAACCTCTTTGAAATAATCATCTCAGCAACTAACTCACCAAGATAATTTAAAACAATCTTACCAAAAGATTT